CGGTAACTTGAAGTCTTTGTGATGCGGTTCCCGTTGATGTTGCTGTTCCAACAATAAGTGGTTTTGGTGTTACAAAAACTCCACCATCACTAATAGATATTGCAGAAGTTCCATCCCAATTATTCAGAGAAACACTACCACTTGGATTATTCCAACTTGCACTAAGAATATTATAAAGTCCAAATGTACCAGTTGCTCTATCACTACCTAATCTAAGTGCAAACTGCTGTGGTGCAGATGTATTTGTAATTGCTAGACCAAAATCTATATAATTATTTCTACTCATCAATGCCACAGTAGAAATGGAACCAGCATCATCTCCATTTCCATAAATTACAAGATCTTTTGTTGAAGTAATGCCTGTATTGCGAATATAGCTAAAAGTAGAAGCACCAGAAACATTAACTTGCTCTGCATTAAAAATGGTTGTGCTAGTAACTCCAAGAGTGCTGATACCAAAAACATTTATATCTTGTGCAGAAAAACTAGTTACACTTGTTACTCCAAGTGTTGATACTCCACTGACAACTAAACTTGTTAATATAGGATTAAGTAAAGAACTAGATGTAAATAAAGCACCATCCAGATTTAATGATCCAAGAGTTCCAACTCCAGCAATACTTAATTGAGTTCCAAAAATATCTCCAGTAACTGTTACACCAGCACCAATAGTCTCAAAAGTTTTTGTATTATCATAGTATAATTCTACAGAACCATCTGGAGTAAAAATTGCCATTTTTTCACTTTCTGGTCCAACTTCAACTTTCCCTAATTTAATTTCATTGTCCGATTGAATTTGTAATCCACCATTTCCATTTTCTTTAATAATACTCTTTGTTCCATCATGAAGTAATTGTAAATCATTAGATGATCCTAAATTAATAGTTCCATTATCTGATAAGTATAAATCTGATCCACTAGTAATATCAACATTTCCAGCAAATGTTGATAATCCCGTGACCTCAATGTCAGTTCCAAAAATGTTAGTTGCAGTAACGCTGGTTAGAACCGCATTATCACCATTAAATTGACCTGTTACTGTTACTACACCTGTAATATTAACATCACCTAAAACTGTAAGAGCAGAAGTTGGATCTGTGGTTCCTATACCGACATTTTTAAGCGTATGAATACCAACAGCAGTGGTGACCCACGTACCTCCAGCACCAACTCCTCCACCAGCAGCACCGGTAACAGTTGCAATTCCAGATCCATATGTTACGGAAAGATTATCTGCAAAATCAATTGTTGTTGCAGTTCCTACTAAACTTCCGCCATCTTGTATATCTACACCAGATCCAGTAGCAACAATTCCAGTTAAAAGTGATCCATCGCCTACAAAAGAAGTTGCGGTGACTACTCCAGATACTGAAAGACCCTGAACAAAAGAAGCAGATCCAGTTTCGGATAAAGTTATTGCTGATCCTACTTTAATTTGATTATTAGTTCCATCTAAAGTGATTGATCCTGTACCTATTGTAAGAATGCCTGTAATTCTAGCGTCGCCTTTTACAATAAGTTGCGTTGTAGCTCCACCAACTATTGTATTGCCTAGTGTTGCAATACCCGAAACATTTAATTGCTGTGCAGTTAATCGTGTGGTAGTAGTAACTCCTAGAGTGCTAATACCAGAAGAATTAATATTAGTTAAAACCGCATTAGTGCTATGAAACTTGGTAACTGTACCAACACCACTATATGTTATATTTGTACCAGAAAGAGTTGTAACAACACCTGTAACAATATTTCCTGTTGTAAAGTTGCCTGTTGTATAACTTGCTGTTGTTCCACTTAAAGTTGTAACTGTACCTACACCAGAATTAACTTGACCACTAAAAGTAGAGGCAGTAACTACACCACTAACACTAACATTACCTAATACGTTTAGTTTTGATGTTGGATTGGTTGTACCTATACCAACATTCTTAAGTGTGTGAATTCCTACTGATGTGGTAACCCAAGTTCCACCAATGGAAGTTAAATTAGTACCATCACCGAAACGAGTATAAATTTCGGTGAAATTACTATTAATTTTTATGGCACCAGACAAGAGACTATCACCAGTTCCATCATTTGGTGTCGTTCCAGTGCTTATCCCTAACTTTGCCATCTTGAAAACTTTCTAACTATTTATTATGAGGTGTAGTTGTTATATTTAAGAGGAACGGTACGAATTACATAAGCTGATGTAGAAATTCCACCAATTCCTTTGTCTCCATAGAAATTAAAAGTGAGATTTTTTGTCCTTGATCCGAGTTGAATCTTGCCCCAACTAAAGTTACCAAAATAATTTGATGTTGTAATTCCACCGGAGTAACCACTACCACTTCCAATTCCAGTAGAATCAAAAGTATATACTGTAGAATCAAAGAAAATATTATTAGAACTAAATGTTACTGTAGAAATTCCACTAATTCTAGCATAAACTCTTTTTATGCTAGTAAGTCCTATTCCACTTATATTTGATTGAACATCAAATACATTATCTACCTGATAAACATTATCAATAAAATTAGTTCCTATTCCGATCATACTGTTATTACGATCTCTAGAAACTATAGAAGTAGATGCAACACCAACATTAGAACCATATACTACAAAATAATCTCCTGTAGAAATTCCACTTACTGCAGTTGATGTTCCGACAATAGTAGAATCTCTCAAGTAAGAATCAACAGGAATGAAGAAATCTAAGATAATTCTATCAACAAACGAAACTGTAGTTGTTCCAAATCCAACAATAACTCCAGAATCTCCAGCATAAGAAACGACACTATCCGTTTCCGTTGTTAAAGTTGGTGGTGCAATTAAAACAGTTGGCGGACTAGAAGTTGTATATCCAGTTCCAGGATTTGTAATATCAATGGAAGTTACAGAACCATTTGTAATTGTAGTTGATCCATATGCTTTAGAGGTAGATCCAAGACCAACTGGAATAGAAACTGTTACCTCAGGAGCAGAAATATAACCCATTCCACCATCACTGATCACAAAAGAAGTAATTGTTCCTGCAGTAGAAACAACTGCTGTTGCTGAAGCTGCAACCTTTGCTTCTTGAGAAACTATAGTGATTGCTTTTTGGAAATCTGTTGAAACAAAGTTTTCATTGATCGGATTGAAGAATGGTCTAACATTATCAACATACAATACCGTAGATCCAATACCAACAGGTTTAATTATGTAAGAAGATGGATTAATAAGTGGTTCATATAAGAGCCTATCTTTTGTAACAACTTTTGAGTTAACAAACTTATCTTCAGTTTGAAGACACCAAGTAACAGGTCTTAAAAGATTTGAATCATCAACATTTCCTGGTCCATAATATGGATTTGTATCAACAACATTCGATGATGTTATATCAGTGACTAATCTTTCATCTTCCTGATAGTAAGATGGTTGATTAATGTATGGATCATATCCTATTTGTAGAGTATCACCAATTTTTACAGTCTCTAATATTTCTCTATCAATAACATCTACAGATCCCGTTCCTCTATAGAATACTAATTTTAAACTATCTCCAACTTTTGGTGCTTCAGTGAAAGTGATTGTACTTCCACCTTTAAATAGGTATCCTTTTCCAGGAACTTGCAGAATATCATTGATAAAAACAAGAAGAGTATCTTGGATCTTAATGTTTGATCCAGGAGAAGCCAAAATAGAGATAGTCTCACCTGCATATTGAATTGGAAAAGTAACTCTAGTTCCATTAAAGAGATTTGAAACATCATCAAGAACTTGTAGTTGACCAACAGACCATCCAGTAAACTTGTCAGTATCAATTTCTTGAATTGATAGTTGGAACTCACTAAAATCTGTACTAGAAGTTGTTGGAATACCAGTTGTACCTCCAGTTTCAACTGTTAAAGTTTCTCCAACTCCATAACCATAACCAGTGTTAATAATCGTGAAATCTATTACACTTGAACCTTGACCAACAACAATGTTAACTTTTGCTTGTGCTCCAGCGCCAACATTTCCAGAGTATATTAATGGAATGTTTGCATATGCCAGTGGTTCATCAATAACAACGTATGGTGGATTTGTTCTAGTGTAACCAATTCCTGGATTAGTAATTGCAATACTTACAATGTGACCGTTGCTAACAGCAGCAGTTCCGATAAATTCAATATTAGGAGTTTCTGTTGAAGAAAGAGCAACTCCAACACGGACTGTTTGAATTCCAGATCTGTATCCAGATCCACTATTACCAATACTAATAGAAGAAATAGTTCCCGCAGCAGAAACAATTGCTGTTCCACCTGCTCCGATTAATGGTTGATAACCAAACCCTGCAGTGGAACCGACAGAGACTATTACACCACCAACAGGAATACTTGCGTTATTTGGATCATATGCAACAGAACTTGCAGTTCCTGTAAATGTGATTGAAGTGATTCCTGCATTTTCGGTTAAGCCATAATCTCTTCTTGAACTTTGACTTTGATTTGGACCTTGGAAAATGTTATTAATTAAAATAATAGCATTTTCACTAGAAATTCCAGTCAGACTTGAGTTGTTGGATTTAAGTTCAAAAGATTGTTGTTGTCCATTAAATGAGGATGAAATATCATCGAAAATATAATTTTCTTTATATGCCTCATCTGAAGTATTTTGTACTCCATTTCTCAAGAAGACTCTTCCTTGGAAAGTTGATGAAGTTGTAATACCTGTCCAGTCTCTATTGTTTGGCGCATATGAAGATGTGCCAATAGGAGTGTTTCCATATGGAGCATCTACAAAATTAAGAGTGTTTTCTATAATATTATAATCACCAACAATCTTTGTTATTTTTGAATCTGTTGCATGGCCAACCGCAACAGTTCCAAGTATTTCTCTTCTAACTCTTATTGCATTGGTAGATCCAATTCCAATGCCTTCAATTCTCATAATTTCATCATTGACCTTTACCAAATTGCCACCAAAGAAAGAAGTTATACCAGTAAAGTACAATATTTCATCAGTTGGCAAAATGGATTGTGCAAGAGATGAAGTTGTCGCTGTTGATACAATTGGAGATTGTATCATATTATCAATAGTAATAAGAACTTTTTGATTTTGTTTTTTCGCAACAAACATGTGAGTGGAACCAATTCCAACACTTGTTATATCAAGAATCTCTGGAATTGTCTTAAGTGCATTTTCTGCACTTGAAGCCAATTGGATTTTATTGATATCGTATTTTACAACATATACCGTTGATGGCATCTTATCTGTAAGACCAATTCCAGGTATTGAAGTCTGTCCAATTCCAATTGCACTTGCTGATGTATAAGTACTAATCGATGATGGATTAATCGCATTATTGTATATAAGTTCTTCACCAGTAACAAAGAAATGATTTGGAATAGAAACTGTATCTGCAGATACATCAACAATTTCCGGTTGATTACCAAAGAAATTTCTCTTAAATATTGGATAGGTTTGATAAGTTAGATCAAAGTCTTTTTTAATTCTACTTTGAGTGCCATAATAAGTTGCGTATTCAGATTGTATAAATGCATTATTGAAATCAATAACACTTCTTTCATTCTTAATTGGTTTCAATGCATTCATGAAAACTTTAACTTGAACATTAGTATTTGCAATTGGAGTAAATGTTAATCTTGTAGTATCTCCAGATCTATTTGCTCCAAGTGTTCCAATTCCAGATAAAGTTTCTATGTACGCATACTCTGTTAAATAAGTCTCTGTATTATCATCTAATAAAACTACTTCTGATAATTGATAATTTCCGGTATTGACATCTGCTGCTTGTACAATAAAGTATGCAGAATCATATTCATCTGAATAAGATGCAATTACAGTTTCTGTAGGTGAAGATGTAGATGCAATTGAGGTGGTTGATCCTTCTAACTTAACTTGATTTAGATCAATTGTGCCAATTCCTGAGGTAGAGGTATTTGCAATTCCAATTGCAAGAGTATTAATAATTACCGTCGTAATTCCTGCCGCTGGAATAAAGTCTACTCTAAGATCCGATCCAGAAAGATATGGATAATAAGTGCCAAGTCCAGAACTTGAATATGGATCAAGATAACTATGATTTGTTAATTGACCATACTCAAGTACAGAAACATTAGATCCATCGTGAACTATATTGAGCTCACTGTATTCAAACTGGCCATCAACTGGATGATTTACGGATATTAATAGTTTTGCTGAAGAATATGTATTGCCAATACTTACAAAAGTAGAAACACCTGTAAAAGTTATACTTGATGTTGCAACACTTACAACATCATTAAAATCAGTTTTACCTACAGAAGTAAAACTATCTTCTAAATTATAAGAAACAACTGCAATATCGTAATTATTAAAAAGAGACTTGGTTGGATAAAATCTTAAAACACCTTCTGTTCCATCATTATAAAAATCGAATGATCCTAAATCCAAAACACTGTCAACTCTTGCATATTGGTTTATATAAGCAAAACCAAGATCATCATATAAAGTTGTGACAATCATTGACTGTCTTTCTGCAGTATATCTTCTATCTTTTACATAGGTGAAGAATTTCTGAGATCTAAAAGATCCAAGTAAAGATCTATGAACCTCAACAAAAGCGTCAAATCCAGGTTCACTATTAAATTCACCACTAACATCATCAATTATAAGAACTCTGTTTCCAACAGACTCAAGATAGTCTTGAAGTATTCTAGTGCTGAATATAATTTCATCTGAGAATTTTCCAGAATCGGAATACAAAGAATTTTCAGAAACAAGATCAAAATTAGATACGCAATTTAAGTCTACAACAGAAATGAGATCCGTTTTAACAGTTGTTGATTCACTAAAAGTTGGAACAAGCGATGAAACCTCAGTTAAAGTTGATTCAACTTGCAAATCACTAAATTTTCTAAATCCTAAAGTATGGTTTAAACTACTAACCGCATCATTCCAAGTTTCATATGGTACTTTAGATTTTAATGCATATGAGAAGTTTTGATAGTATTCATTATCGTGAATTCTTTGTAAGTCATCATTTAAGAATCCGGTTGGATACTCCCATCCAGTGTTTACAGTTGAATATGAATCTAATTCATAAGTTGATTCGAAATTAATAATTTCCTTAATCAGTCCTTTGGATCCGGAACTTTCACCAACTATAATATTTCCTGTGCTGAAATTTTGTGCTGTTACAACTTTTAAATATTCTGTTTTAGGATTCCAATTTTCTACCGAACCAAAAGATGTTCCATCAGTAACACTTTCTCCTTCTAAAAATTCACCCTTTTTCAAAATTGGATTAAATTTAGGAAAATATTTTTCTGGTATAATTCTACCAGCAGAGTTAATTTCATCAAAAGATCCAGGATATTCATTATCATCTAAGTAATCTGCAAGACTAAAAGTAACTATTCCTATTCCACCAATATTAGGATGAACAGATTTAAGAGTAAAGAGATTATAATTATAATTTTTAGAGTTATATCCTTTGCCAGTAGAACCCACACCAACACTAACATTTTCAATCATCACTTTATCATTGGCAGAAAATGGAAAACTATCTGCAGTACTAAATCCAACAGCTAAAGTTATGGTTGCATTTTGAGTCGTTGAATTATATGTAATGTTTGAAATTGGAACACCATTGGAATTGTTTATTGGTAATATAGTTGGTGTTGTGTTGTTGATGGACAGTGTATTTTTTAGAATTTCTACTTTTTCATTTCCGAGAGTAAATCTTAAATCAACATCATTTATCTGTGCTTTTGTCTTTCCATCAATAACAACCAATTTAGGACTTACAGAATAACCATATCCAAAAGATGTTACTCCGATCGATTCAAAAGATGAAAGTGGTTCAATTTTAAGAATCTCTGGTAATTTTGCAGTTGGTTTCAGAGTAAAGTCTGCAGGATAATCAAATCCAATATCAGATATTCTTGTAGTTTTTACACTACCAATACCACTACTCTTAGACTCTAAGATTGCACCTTTTCCAAATTTAGAAGTAACTGTAGATATTCCTGGAAGAGTTACATAGGATAATCCTCCATTTTGAATAGAAACTTCTTTTATTGCTCCATATGCAGATAAAGAATCAGTATCATATGATAACTCTGCTTCAGATGTTACGTAAGAAGTTGCCTCAGGTTTTTCTAAAACATTATATTTAAATGTCGTTGCTCCTACAGAAACTATTTTTTGTTTTCCAGAGTATAAACTTTTTTCAATCTGAAGTTGATTAAAAAAGTCTACAGAGTCATCAACAACAATTTGTTTTCTTTCATCTGGATTTGCTGAAGTTTTTAACGGATTTAACTTATAGAAAAGAAGATTTGGTGTGTATTGATTTACATTTAAAGTAACTTTTGCTCCGGAGGTAATACCAACAGTTCCAAATTTTGTTACATCAAAAGTTGTTGATTTTTGATTTGATTCATATTTTTTAGTAAATTTGCTATCAAGATAAAATTCAAGTTCAAATGATGGATATAATGTGCCATTTAAATTATATGAAAGTGAAGCATCAGATACATCAAAAATTATAGATGAATTTTTATAAACTTTTAATGGAGGATTAATTGCAGATAAAGTTCCAAATGAAGCACTAGTAATACCTACTGTAGTAGGTAATGATTGTCTAATTTGATATGAATTTTCTGCTAATTTAATATTGTCAGAATCTACCACTAAGACATTATATAAGCGATCATTTTTTAATCCAATACATGGTAAAGTTGAAGTATGTAAGACTTTTTGACCATTTGCAAATCCATGAGATGGAATATTAATATTTCCGTTTGAAGTATTAACTCCAACTGCAGAAAAATCTTTAGCGTTTACTAAAGTTCTTCTCGTTACATCACTAAACTTTAAATTGATTGTGGTTTCTATAGATGGTTTTACATCCATATAAACTACATCATCATTTAATAAACCGTGTGTTGATGCTACAGAAACTGTTACTTCATTTTTAGATATATTACCTTTAACAACTGATGGATAATTTGTTTCAAAGCTATGATAAACTCCAGAACCACTATCTAAAAAGTAGAGTAATCCACAATTTCTTGAAGTTTCAGCAATACCAGAGAAAGTTCCGGTTGATCCCAAACCTACTTTAATTGTTGAAATTCCAATTAAGTCATTTGACAATTTGGCAACATAAACTACAGATCTATCGTTAAGACTGTAATATGTGTTGCCCAATCCAGTTGTAGAAATTCCAAGAGAAGATCCATCATTTACATAGTAAGTTAATTCATCTCCTGTTTCTAATTTATGATTAGGAAGATAAATTGATCTAGATGGAACAAAGATTTGAGTAATTCCTGCTCCTGGATTTGATATTGTGAGTGTGACTCCAACTCCAACTCCTGTTGTAGTTGCAATTCCTACAGATTCCGCTGGATTAAAATAAATTTCTTTATTTACTTTGTAGTCATAAGTAGTTTTATAACCAACATTAATATCAATTTTTCTAGAAACTTCTTTAAGAATAGTAGATGCTGTATGTGATACGCCAATTGTTGAATCAAATTCGCGGAGAACACGAATTCTTGAAGAAACAGGATCTACATTGAGAACTTTAACCTTTTCTGTTCCTACACCTACACTAAAAATATCATTTTCTCTAATTCTTTGGAAATTAAAGTCACCAGAAACTGAGAAATAGGTAACAATTCCAGTTACTCCACTTGTAGCAATTCCTGAAGTTAAAACATATTGACTAGTAGATACACCAATCTCATAGGATCCATACAAGAAAGAAGAAGTTGTATTTAATCCTGTTAAATTTACTAAATCTTTATTTTTTAATGAATGTGGAATCGTTGCAAATCCTACAAAAACTCCAGATTGATCTATCGGATAAAACTCAACATTTAAAACTGAAGTTGTGGCAACACTTACTGAATTGACTGCTTTTCCAGAAATTTTAGAAACTTTAGATGCAGCTCCAAATCCTCCTGTATTTTCATTATTAAAAACAAGTTTATCATTAACTTGATAATCTCTTCCTCCTGTTACAATTCCAATGAAGTCGATCGATCCTTTGGTTGCAAATTTTACAAAAGACTTTTGTTGTTTTAAATCATTTGGTTCTATTACATACTCATAGTAACTATTTTTTGCTGTTAGATTATATGAGTAAACATTTCTCAACCATCCAGTTGTATTAAGATTAATTTTTTCCTGATTTGAATTTGGATTAAAATTAAAATCATTAGGTTTTGAACTATAATTTTTTCCAATCAAATATGGAAAACTTGGTCTCTTATGATCTTTAAAGACCCCTGCAGAATCTACTGTTGGATTTAAAGTTGCAAAATATGCATAAACTCCATTTGGAAATTCTGGAGTGACGCAGAATCTACCATTATTTTCATCCAATACAGTTTCATCTTCAGAATTAACATAAGTAAAATCTTCAACAAAAAATTCTTGAGGAAAAACTCCAACAGGTGGTCTGTCTGGTTTAAGATCTAATACATATCCAGATTTCATCTGCGATATTGTTCCACCAGATTTTTTAATGTATCCATATGGACCATAAATTGGATTTCCATCATATGCCCATCCAATTATTGGCGAGTGATCTGTCGAATTAATTTCAATTCCGTTAGAAAGTCTTAAATCTTTTTTACCATATAAAACTATTCCAGATTGGTCCGAGGCATATAAAATTTTTCTTAATTCTCTTGGCGCATATAAATGTGCATATTGTAAACCATAATTTTGATTTATTGAATTTGTTAATACTCCGTCATCATCACTTAAATTATTAAAATATCTTCTGAAGAGGTTAACTGTCCATTCTTTGAGATTAGCACTTAGAACAGCTCCTTTTCCAGATGAAATAACTTGTATTGCTGTATCTTTTGAGTTATATCCAGTTCCACCTTCTATAATTACTACAGATGTAATTTGACCATTAGAGATTACAGGAGTAAGTTTTGCTCCTCTGCCTGATCCAGAAACTTTTAATTCTGGTGGTGAATTATAATCTTGTCCTGAAATATTAATAACAACGTCTGTAATTTTTCCATCGGTTACAATTGGAGTAAGTAAAGCTTTTGATCCACTATAAAGATTGATGTTTATATCTTTACGATAATTTAAAACATCTGAAGATCCATAACTAGAACCTTTACTCTCTAAATGTACAGAGGTTATTTCTCCACGAACAATTGGTTGCAAAGATCCAGTAAATGAATTATCAGATACGGAGGAAATTCCAGATTTAGCAACTATTTCTACTGAAATTTCTGGATAATTGAAAATATGTGTTCCAACACCAACTGTTTGAATGTCAACATATTGATTTGTATTAAAATAAAAATCTTTAGCAGTAGATCCAACACCAATTGCAGATAACTTAAAGTGATCTTCATCTACTACAGTAACATAATAATTTGTAGATGCAGAAAGTCCTAGAGGAGATGATCCATCAACCGTATACTTTACAACTTCACCATTCTTATAATCATGATTTTGAATATTAATAATATCTAAAGAAGTATTGATACCAGAGGTTGAACAAGTTCTCTTTTTATTTTCATATCCGACACCAGGATTGATAATTTTAATTGAACCTAAAATATATTTTCCATTAAAAGATCTAATAGAATGATTACCAATACCATAGTCTGTCAAATCTATAGTATTAATTCCAACTATAGATCCATTAAAGTCTTTATGTAATTTGATTTTGTATGAGTCTAAAACTGATACAAAATATGTGGCATCTGTAGATAGTCCGCCAACAGCAGTTTGTGAAAAAGTTTTATAAACAATTTTTTCACCATTTCTAAGTTTATGATAAGTTGTAAATCCAATAGTATTATTTGTTATATTAATTGATGTTGATAATCCTGTAGCATTAAATATTACTTCATGTGGAACTGTTTTTAAATTTGCTTGAGCAACAGCTCCAGTTCCATTTCCTCCACTAATTTTAATGATTGGAACATCAATAAAGTCAAATCCAGGATCTATAATTCTAATCTCTTTAAAATCTCCTTTAACAGCACAAAATCCGGTTGCTCCGACACCAGTCGTATCCTTTATTCCTAATACCGGAGGATTAATTACATCATAATTCTCACCAGAAGAAAGAACTTCAATATTTTGAATTGGTCCATAATAAACTTTGTCTGGAGACTTATAATTTAAAATTTCAGTACCATTAATCAAAACACCAGTAAATCCTGTTGGTGTTTCATATAGTTTACCGGTGTTTTCTGGTGGAGAAACTTTTCTAAGTAGATTTTGTGGGGTTAATGATTTTCCTTTAAAATTATAAAGTTGTATAATATTATTGTTTACTTCGGTTTCAGAATCTAATTGAACAAATTTTTCATTGTAAAGATCTGATAGACTTTTTGAAAGTTTAATATTATTTTCATCAACTCTTTTTACAAAATAAATTCCTTCATCAAACAATGAAGAACGAATTATTGTTTCTGTAAAACTTCCCTCAGATCCTTCAAAAGTTTCAGTTACTTTTTCTGGTGTATAGTAAACTGAATCACCGGTATAAAAATTGTGATCAAAACTATTAGTAATTTTAAAAGTATTTCCTGAAAATACACCAGAAAAAGTATATCTGTATTCTTGCTTACTCGAATTTAACTTGTCTACATTGTAGTATGGTAAAGACAAAGATGCAATAACATTTGTTTCTCCATCTTTATAAACATTCTGAACGTTAGAAACATATCCGGGAAGAGATGGATATTCTGATGGACTTGTTTTTAAAACGTTTCTTGTAACAAGATAAACATTTGATAATAATTGCCCTTGACCTCTAGTAATAAAAGTTCTATCGGAAAAAACATCAACAATAAATCCTCTGGTCGAATTTTCTGAAGTATCTTTAAATGTAACTTGATCTTTAATTCTGAAAATATTTTTATCTTTCGTAGTAATTTTATATGTTAAGTTAGATGTGTCAAGAACCTCTATATTTTCAATTTCGTAAGTTTGTGCTGTATTAAATAACCAATTATTTGAAATTTTATCGGTAGGAAGTGTTCCTAATGTTTTTATTGAAATTTGATCACCTGCAGTATAATAATATGTCTGTTGAGGAACATTAAATTTTTTCAGTACAGGTCTAACTCTAACTTTTATGGAATCAGTCGTTCCACTTCCTGGTTGACTTGCGTAAGCATAAGTATCTAAACTAAGTTCAGATCCGTCAGTGATTACATCTTCTAAAGATACGTTTAAAAATTGTGTTAAATTTTTGGACGAATATGATGTAGTTCCTCTATTTCCATTCTCATAAGTAAAAGACAATGTACCACTATTTGGAAATCCGACTGTAGAATCTACATCTAGTATTGTAGATCCTAAAGAAACATTTCCAATTAATTTTGTTTTGGCATGTATTGAGAAATTATTAAATTTATCATCACCAGTTAAAATGTTTCTATCAAAAGATGCGTCTAAACTGATTTTGTAATAAAAACTTGTGCTTAATCCTGCTGATATTTTTTCAACACGAGTAACTGGATCATATGAACTTAAAATATCTCCATATGTATCTTGATATAAAGTTGCATTTGTTAGTTGTAGTGGATCTCCCTCATAAGCCTCAACAACTAAGTCCTTATTAACTCTATAATTGGCATCAGATGGTCTAATTACATTTTCTCTTGGTCTAACAACTTTTACAATTTCGCCGTATAAAACTTTGAATAAAATATCAAATGACTTATCAGTTCCTTTTGATGAATAAAAATCTTTTGACTGTTTTAAAAATAATGAATCTTTTATTTCATTGACAAAAGATCGATCTTCAAATCCTGGTGCTATTTGATATTTAATTTTTGTTAAAAATTCTTTGAAGAAAAGTACACTAAGATTTTCAACTTTACTGGTAGAACTATGAGAAGATGCTTCCGATTGTGAAAAAACTAAATTTTCTGGATCATTTAAATTCCTGTATGAAGTAATTCCACTAAATCCACGAATACATCCGTCAAAAGAGATATCCGTTTTATTTGTATATGTAATGATCTCGTCATCAATTTTCAACAGACCATATTGATCAGGAAATCCAATTGTATTTTCTACCACAATCGAAGTTGAAAATTCATCAACTTCTTCGATTAATTGTGTAAATTCTATAGAGTCCGAAATTGTATCTACTTTGATATAATCATCAATATTTTGAATTAAATCTAAAACAGCTCCTTGATATTCTTGTCCAAGATAATATTGTTTTAAAAATTCAGAAATTAAAGGAAACTCATCTTTTACATAAGAAGGAAGTTGACCTTCGATAATTTTATTAATTTGGACTCTTTTTTCTGTCATTTTTATTATGATCTTACTAAGTTCCCGTTTTTATAGCTTGAGGATGGTTCAAATGTTGATCCTGATGGATTTAATCCAGAAGATATTTCATCAGCAATCAGTTCAAATGAACTGTTATTAATATCTAGTTGCAAATATAAATCTTGTTTTCCGACAATATCATTTGAATTTGGTACTGCTGAAATCTCAATCACTGGTCTGCCGTTTTTAATTTTACCAGAAATAATATTAATTGGATTTAATGTAATAATCGAATTTTCATAGTCAATTTTTCCAACATTTTCTTTTACGATAGTTGGAGATACTGAGGAAACATTTGGAACACTAAACAAAAATATTCTTCCAGTTTTTTTATTAGAATCTGGACGGTCTGAAAAGTAAACATCATTATTAATTCCAGAAACTCTAAAGGCACTTGTTTTTATATTATATCCACTCATATTTTGAATATGAATTTCATTTCCAAATTGAATTGCATACTCAACTAGATTGTCTAGAGAAAGGCGAAGATCCCTCCTCATCTGAACTGTTGTAATATTTGAAGTTACTGAATTGTGACTATCATCAATGATTTTTAAAAATTTACTATATTTAAACTTTGCGCCATACTTATTCAATTCACTTGATTCTGCATATTTTGATACATTTGATTGAACTATACTAGAAACATATTCTGAACTTGGAGCAAGATTTGTGTTATAATAAATTTTTGAATCAACTTCAACGTACAAATATTTTAAATCTAAAATTTCAGGAACAATTCCAGCAACTGCATATTGTTTTAAATCTCTCTTGATATTTTCTTTAATCAAATTCGGAAGAAAATCGCCATATTTTGGTTTAATGCTTATAAAAACTTTTCCGTATTGAGGTGGTCTTAAATCCTCTCCACCAAATACAGATATAGATTCAGTTTCTTTGTAAATTCTTGATGGAATTAATGTTTCATAATCTGAAGCAGTAAGAGCTCTATTTTGCGATGCGTAAATTCTTGGAGCGTATTTTTTAATCGAATCCACACTTTCAATTTGCTCACCACCGCTTGCAGAAGAATTGGCAGTAATTAATGATATACCACTGGATACTGAATATTCAATACCGTTTCTGTTATAAGTTATTCTTCCACTGAAAATAAAATCGGAAACACCATTTGCACTATCTCCATTTGTTAGAATATAAGAAACTTCGACAATTTCTCCATCTTGAAGTTTTCTGCCAAATTTTCCATCGCCAAATATTAACTCATAACGTTCATCTTCAACTTCTTGTAAGAAATAAACTTCAGAATTTCCATCAATGTCAAATAAATTTTCTTTAAGAGAATATTTAACAGAAACTGTAGATGATTCGCTTGGTTTTACTGAGACCTGAATTGTTTCTGTATCAATACCTGAATTTGGAAGAATAAATTTTTGATTTGGATTCCTATCAGAATATGTAAAAGATTGTGTAATATATGTGCCTTCGTGAACCGTAATATTATCAAAAGAAGCAATTGAATCTATTACAGGAATAGTGATATCACTAGTAATGCAGAAAGTATAAGACTGATCTCCGAATTGATTTGATGTTGCGGCAACAACTCCTTTTTTTAAAACTAACGTAGAGGGAATTGGAGTGATGTCTGTGGTATCTACGAAAAAATTAATTGCTGTTCTTGCAGATCTTTTTGATCGAGGAACATATCCAATATTTCTTGCTAGAGCAACTACATTTTCTCTCAGAGTTGCACTATCAATAAACACCTCATTTGCAACCATATTTGCATTATATGAGGAAATATAGGTGTTATATGCCAAAACATCAAGAATTGTTGAGAGATTAGATCCCTCAAAGTCATAATCCGTAAAATTGGAGTTCGACTTAAGATAATCTTTTAGAGTTGTTTTAATCTGGTCAAAATCCAGATTTGTAAAGTTGATTAATGGCATTTACCTAGTTGGTTGCAAAACGAATTCTAATTGTTGTGCAGGAACATCTATACCAACAATTCTATAAATCACAGTAACATCAAATGTATTATTATCATAATCTGGATATGTTTTAACTTCAATTAGATTTACTCTTGGTTCATAATTATTAATTGAATTTCTAATTTCATCACGAATAATTGATGCAGAAATTTCATCCACATTCTCAAATAAAGATCTGCTTATTCTAGATCCAAAATCTGGATTAAAAAATTTTTCTCCAGGAATAGTAAAAACAATATTACGAATAGAGCGAGCAATAGCAGTTTCATTTTTTAAAGCAATTAGATCCTGATTCAGAGGATTAGTCTGAAAGGACATACTAATGTCTTTAAAACTTTGACTTACTCGCTCTAATGGCATTGAATATGATAATTCTATCTTATTTATTAAGGATTTTTGACCTCATAGAGTGGTTCAGTTCCATAGTTCCAATCATCGTAATCATCATCATTGCGAATTCTCTCATGAATTTCATTTTGATGGTAAAAATCGTGTTTTTTTGGAGTTAAATCATCATTTGCGATCTCACGAAGCATCTTTTGCTTCTCAATTTTGGACTCCCAACCGTATTCTGACGATAAAAATTGCGTTCCCCACTCATTTTTCATAAAATTTTCGTCTTTATCGACTTGTTTCGTCATTTTTTGCTCCTGATTTGTTAAATCAGAACTTTTTACGGGGTTTCTATCCCGAAATCTGAGATATTTTGTCGATTAAAAGTATAATTTTTTTGAATTCTAATGTCTCTGTTGTTAAATACCCAACATTCTCCTGTATTATCTAGGAACACAACCCACTCTAAGTCATGTTCTTGTGAACGATCTAGCATAAAAAATGCCCAACCCTTACCTTTCGGGGTAAGAACTGGGATTTGTGGGTTAAGTTGTAACATTTTTAGAACTTAATGCATCTTCTTCAAAGGGAAAAGTCAATTCTTCATCTTTTTGTATGTCTCTTAGAGCAAATATTTCATCACTTGTTCCACCAACATTAGCATTTTCACTCCAATTAATAAAACGATCATGATCAAATGGAAATCTGTGCATGTTAGTGACAGGATCTAGCCATCCATAATAAAGAATATATTCTTGTGCCTTTTTTGGTAATTGAGAAAACTGTTCAGGTGTCCATTCTCTATCAAGTCCAGGAGTAAACTCCCAGACTTTAGTTCCTTTTGGAATGAATTCAGATGCAAACATTCCAAATCCATGAATAGAACTTCTTTCAAGATATGATTTAACCAATAACATCAACCTCTACCTTGCCCGCGATATCTTTTCTTCTTTCCATTACGAGAGGTTGCACTGAGTAATGTGCGAGCAGAACGTCCTTGACGAGTCTTCTTTGGTGCTCCAGGTTCAAAAATAACCTTACTACTTCCGCCTTTAGCCATTTAAGATTTCCTCCATTTCGATTTCATTTGGATCAATATTTTCTCCCGAGTAAAAACGCTCTGAGAAGTCTTGAAGAATCTCAGTACATTCTTCTGCACTGAGATTCATATAAATTTTTCTACCATTATAAAGAATATTAAAATTCTTTTCCATTAGATTACGCGAGTTTTTTCATGCCCCACTCGAACACGAGGATCGCACCAGATCTCAAAGCCTGCATCTTTAGCATCAAGACAGAATGAAACATCCTCACCGCACATGTCTTGAACATTACCAGACTCAAAGACTTGCATCTTCGGAGCAAACCAAGGATATTCAAGATTCTCAAATACACCATTCTTAATCATGACCCATCCAAAACCTGTGTAGTCTACAGTGAATGGTTTCCGACGCTTGCTGATGGATTCCACAGTCTCATGATTCATTACACCACCATTCTTACGGAAATCATCTTCTTCTAACCAATGCGCTACTGAGGTTGTGTGACCATCCTCTGTTGCATACCATCCTGCAACAACTTCACGTTCCGTGCCATCTTCAGACAGTGCAAGATCGCACAATTGCCAGAATTTTGTTGTGTCAAATACAATGTCATTATCAATCCACAATTGATAATCATAATTCAGTTTTCCATCCCAAGGAATTTGCTTCGGTCCACGGAGAACATTTGCACCTAAACATTTACAACGTGCAAAGTTCACCATAGAAGAGTAATCTTGAGAAATCTGAATACTCATCTGATTCTGTACAAGATCAAAGCACAGTTGTACAAAGTTCTTCAGGAAGATATAAGAACAACCTCTTCCAGGAAGACAAAATACAATTGACTTTCCTTTCATTCTTGCTTTAATTGCATCATAGTCCCACTCAGGAGTATCCTTCTTCGGTGGTACAGTTTTAACAGTAAATCCTTTTGCCATAAGTAAATCAAACCTTCAGATCAATTTTATCAGTCTATATATGCTTTTGTCAATACGAAGAGTTCTCAATTACTTTATTGTTAACCGTAATTTCTTCATATTGCAAATCTTCTTTTGTAATGCCTAGGTCAAGTAAATCAACTAATTTGTGCAGCATACTCCACACTTCATCAAATTTTTCTTTTGAAAGACTGTGATATATGCACCGACCTTTTGCGTATACATGATATAAAGGTCCAGTAATCATAAAAATTTCTCCGGAATTTTTTATTATTTAACTGCATGATAAATCAATGCTGCTATCAGACCTAAAGAAACAAAAAATGGTTTTGGATAGCGAATTAACCATCCAGCAAACACAACTTTCCAAAAAGTCCAATAGACAGACCTGCGGCGAATTCTACTGCGCGGATTTATAGGACTAATCATACTTCCGGAAAAATTTTTAGGATGTGATATTGAGAGGTCGATTTGTCACCTCTGTAGGTTAAGGTAGTGATCGATTTTTATAACCGCAACGCCGCCACGCGCCTATAACAACCGCCCGCAAAACGCTGCCAAACGGTATCACGCATCATCATAACATAAGTGCTCCTCAGTGTCAACATCGCTTACGCTCTGTCTAACGACCAAGGAGCACACAGTTACTGATTAGAACTCGATAGGATTTGCCTCCTCAGTATCACTCACTGCATCAGCAGCAAGAGTATCAAGAATCTGCAGAATCTCATTGCCAGTGTTACCTTGTGCCAGCAGAGAGATGAGAATCGACTTAGACATGTTGTGTTCGAAAGTGTTAGAAACTGTGTGTTAGAGTGAGTGTCTTTATAGAGGCGCATCTCATTCCTCTGAGTATACCTTACTGTTCTACCAGTACGCCATACTCATTGCGATAGAAGTGCAGAATGTCATCATAGTTAACTGTACGCTTCTGAATGTTAACGACAGGACGATTGATGGCATCTGAGCATTGCTTACAGATCTCATCAAAGGAATAACGAGACTGAGGAATGTAACGCATGATAAGTGTAAATCAGTTGTGACCAGAAGAGTGATAAAACTTGTTGCAATCTTGCATCTGTGCTTTACCTGAACGGCG